TTGGAATTGTTGCTTCTAGCACTCAAAATGTAGCAGTTCTCCGACAAGGCGTTTAGTTAGGGGCGTAAGTCATGGCTCTAACAGTAGATTTAGAAACAGTTACCCTCACGGGAACTTATGTTGACCTTGTAGGAAATGCCGTTGCTGGTTCTGTGACCTTTACGCCTCAAACCATCATCAAAGACACAGATCAAAATCAGATCATTGTTAATAATGTAATCACCGAAGTCCTAGATGCCAATGGCTCATTCAGTGTTGTTCTCCCAGTTACAGATGATTCAGATGTAGTTCCTCAGCCCTTTTCATATGAAGTTGAAGAAGTATTTTCGGGGGGAAGAACTTTTAATATCGTACTTCCAGCAGGGGGTGGTGCAATAGATATCGCTGACTTATCTCCTGCCGTAAGTGCTGCTGTTGCCGCAGGATTTGTTACAACCACGCAGTTCAATGCAATTGTGACGCGCTTAACTACCGCCAATACCGCTTATACTCAAGTGACTGCTATTCAAGACAATATAGAAGCGGCTGCTACCGCTGCTACAAGTGCGGCTGCATCAGCCCAATCTGCTCAAATTGCGGGTATTAGTCAGTTTCTCTTGATGGGACTCTAAAATGACTGACCCGTATGTACCTGTTGCTCGCCTTACTACTGCGAACACTCTTTTGACCACCCTTGAGACCTCACTTGCGACTATAGATGATGATAGTGACGCAATTTTGGCAGATGCCACTTCTGCTTCTGCGGCTGTACCGCTACTGCTTCTGTCAAACAATTTAATTTTAATTTAATGTTAGGTGGCGGATAATGGCTATTGCTGCGACCGTTACCCAAGTTGCTTTGGCAGGTACTTTCAAAAACTACTTAGGCGATGCTATAGCAGGGCAGGTTCAATTCACCCTCTCAGATATGTTAAGAAACTCCCTATCCGATCAAATGGTCGTGCCGTCAACCATAGCGGTTACTTTAGACTCCAATGGGTCTTTCACTACCACTTTGCCCTCAACAAACGACACAGATGTAATCCCCGAGTTCGAATACACAGTAGAGGAAGCCTTCCCTGATGGACGGACTTACACCATCACCCTTCCTGCTGCTACCTCTGGAACCCTTAACCTCGCAGATATTTCACCAGTTCCAACGATCCCAACTACTTTCGTAGGTTTAGTTCTTGAAGTTCCTTTTGCTCAATTTGAAGCGAACTTAGTAACCTTTGATGGTCTAATAACACAAGCAACAAATGAAGTTCCTCTTTCTGGCGAGTATTGGTACATCCCTGCTGCTTATGCCACTTATACTGAAGTCAATGCCGCTTTTGCGACATACACATTATTGAACGCTGGTGCTTACCCAGTATCAGGTTCAGATTTGACAGATGAAGTAGCCACGGCAGATGCTTCACGCGTCAGCGCAGCCTCATCTGCTAGTTCAGTTGCTACAATAGCAACTGGGCGTTTTCACCCGCTTTTGTTAATAGGAGGATAAATGGCAACATCGTATAAGGTGCTTGCGCAACAAGCGACAACCACATCTCTAGCGAGTATGTACACAGTACCCGCAGCAACAGAAACCATTATTTCAAGCATTGTCGTAGCCAACACTAGCGCGAGCGATAGAACCTATCGGATCACCATTCAGCCTAATAATGCTACTTTGGCTCAAAAGCACTATATTGCTTATGATGTAACAAGTAAGGCGAATACGACTACTTCCTACACTCTAGGAATTACGCTAGACGCTACCGATCAAGTTTATATTTTAGGCTCAACAACCGACCTTTCCATTTCCCTATTTGGAAGCGAGATCGCATAATATGGCAATTACAGTCAATGGCGCACCAGCCGCAGTCCTTACCGTATCTGCTGACTTAGCAGCCACTATCTCTGATGAGTCGGGAACAGGCGCGGTTGTATTTGCTAATACGCCGACCTTGACCACCCCTGTTCTTAGTGGAACAACTACTACTGCTTCAGGCAACCTAGCAGTTCTACCTTATACATATATCCTTGAAGTAAAAGGTGGTGGCTCAACTGAGGGAATGATTCAACTTAATTGTGCCGTAAATAGCCACGGACAAAAGATTAGAAGCCAAACTCATGCTCAGGCAGCAAGCAATACTTTGCTACTTCCTGGAGGAACGACTATTGGTAACTCTGATGCAGTTCTTGTTTCAGACACAGGAACACAAACAATTACTAATAAAACCCTAACAAGTCCAACAGTAAACACCGCAACCATTTCAGGCGGAACTCTTGAGAACGCCGTGGTTAAAGGTCTTGAAGAAGATGTAAATGTTGTGGCTGCTGCGGCAACTGGAACAATCAACTTTGATTTAACTACTGCTTCAATTTGGTACTACACTACAAACGCAACAGCGAACCATACTTTGAACTTTAGATTTAGTTCTTCTGTCTCTCTTGATACTGCTCTAGCCACAGGTGATTCAATTACCGCAGTTTGGCTCAATACAAATGGCGCAACCGCTTACTATCCAAGCGCAATTACTATTGATGGCAACGCAGTAACTCCTAAAGTTCCTGCTGCTATTACCGCTGGTAATGCTTCATCTATTGATGCTTATTCATTCACGATCATCAAGACCGCCTCTGCAACCTTCACAGTCTTAGAAACACAAACCAAGTTCGCTTAAAGGAGATTTAATAATGCCAATTATTGCTTCTCGCGCAGGTGGCTCTGCTGGTGGTTTCGGTGGCTTGCGTACTTTTGCGCCCTCAACTTTATCCGTTGACTACCTTGTAATTGCAGGTGGTGGTGGCGGTAACATTTTGAATAATCACTCAGCAGGAGGTGGCGGTGCTGGTGGTTATCGCACATCGGCTGGAACAACAGGTGGTGGTGGTAGTGCTGAAGCCGCATTGTCTCTTGCACTTAATACTTCTTTCGCAGTTATAGTTGGTGCTGGTGGTTCAGTAACCGCAAGTGGTAACAACTCAGTATTTGCAACAATTACATCAGCAGGTGGTGGTCTAGGTGGTGTTGCTTCAGGTCTTGTTGCTGGTTCATCAGGAGGCTCTGGCGGTGGCGGTGGCTCTGATGGTAGTCTAAACGCAGTTGGTGGAGCAGTAGCATCTCCAACACAAGGTTTTGCAGGTGGTACAGGTGGTGGAACAACAGGAAACAATAGCCGTGGTGGCGGTGGTGGTGGTGCAGGAGCAGTAGGCGTAAATGCAGTTATAGGTGGCACACCGTCAACTGCTATTGCTGGTGCTGGTGGTGCAGGTTTAGCATCATCTATAACTGGAACATCTGTAACTCGTGGTGGTGGCGGTGGTGGTGCAGGAGATAACGCTACAGTAGCAGCAGCGGGTGGTACAGGTGGTGGTGGAGCAGGTGCATATTCTTCGGGTGTAGGCGTTGCTGGAACTGCTAATACAGGTGGTGGTGGTGGTGGAGCAGCAAGCAGTAATGTTGGTGCAGCAGGTGGTTCAGGAGTTGTCATAGCCCGATACGCAGGGCTTACACAACAAGCCTATGGCGGAACTGTAACTACATCAGGTGGTAATACGATCCACACCTTTAATTCATCAGATGCTTTTTATACTGGTTCGGCTTTAGCAACTGGTGGAAACACAATTTCATTTATTGGTAATTATTTCTACCACGCATTTACTTCTTCAGGAACATTTACTCCAACTAGAGCCTTTTATGCTGAGATGTTAGTTGTAGGCGCGGGTGCTGGCGGAGGATTTAACATTGGTGGTGGTGGCGGTGCTGGTGCTATTGAACCTGCTACTGGTTACACATCACAATCGTTATCAACAACAGGTTACACAGTAACTATTGGGGCTGGGGGTGCAGGTTCTACTACCGCAGTATCTAGAGGTGGTAATGGTAATAACAGTTCGTTTGTTGGAGCATCAACAATTACCGCAACAGGCGGAGGCGGTGGCGGTTCACAAAGTGAAACTGGTGGTAATGGTGGTTCGGGTGGTGGTGCTAGTTACAATGCGGTAAGGGGTACTGCTTCTGGTTCAAATACAAACTTGGGTGGTACTGGTGCTGCTTCTAATCCTTATTATGGAGGTGGTGGTGGTGGTGGAGCGACTGCTGTTGGTGCAAATGGAACGGCAAGTGGTACAGCAGTCGGTGGTAATGGCGGAGCAGGTAAAACTTTAACTGCTATTGACGCTAATTTAACATCTACAAACATTTCATCGCTTACTGGTATGACGGTTATATCATCAGGCGGTGGTGGTGGAGTTCTACATCTGACAGGTAGTTCAACAACTAGAGGAACTGGTGGCACTGGTGCTGGTTCAGGTGGTGTAACTAGAACTACCACTTCTACAAATACATCTACCGCTGCAACATCTTTTGGCTCAGGCGGTGGCGGTGGCGGACACTCAGATTCAAGTAACGGAAACGGTGCTGCTGGATACGACGGTTTAGTTATCGTCAGATACTCCATAGCAAAAGCAAATGGTGGAACGATCACTACTGATGGAACTTATTGGTATCACACATTTACATCTTCAGGAACACTTGTACCACACTCAGCACTCACTACTGATGTTTTGGTAGTTGCAGGTGGAGGTGCTGGTGGTCAAGGTAGTGGAGCATTCGGCGGAGGTGGTGGTGCTGGAGGTTATCGTCTAATTTCTAGTCAGTCAGCCTCAGCGGGTGCGAGTTATGTTGTAGTTGTTGGCGCGGGTGGTACAAGTGTATCAAACACGCCAAACACAAACGGAGTTAATTCATCTTTTATTGGTACTGCAATAAGTATTACTTCTACTGGTGGAGGTGCTGGTGGAGAAATAAATAGTCCTAACGGTGCTAATGGTGAAGGTAAATCAGGCGGTTCGGGTGGTGGTTCAGGTATAAACGGAAGTATTCCTGCTAATCAAGCGGGCGGTGCTGGTAACGCTGGTGCATACTCACCAGTAGAAGGCTTCGCGGGTGGTGCAGGTCATAATGCTGGTTCTTTTGGTGCAGGTGGCGGTGGTGGTGCTGGTGGAGTTGGTGCAACTCGTTCGGGTGCAACTGGTGGTGCAGGTGGCGTAGGAGAAAGTTCAGCAAGTTCTTGGGGAGTAGCGACTGGAACTGGACAAAATAGAAGTGGAACTGTGTATTACGCAGGTGGCGGTGGCGGTGGTAGCGGTACGGGTGGTTTGACTCAGGTTGCAGGTGGCTTTGGTGGTGGTGGTTTTGGAAGTTACAACACACCTTCAAGTGGAACTACTAACACAGGCGGTGGCGGTGGTGGTCGCGGAGAAGGAGTAACAGGTGGTGGTGGTAATGGTGGTTCAGGTATTGTTATAGTTCGCTACGCCGTCTAACGAGGAGATAAAATGACAAAAGACAATGTAACTAAGATTAAAGAAACAAAGAAAACTCAATGTTTCAGTTTTGAAGTAACAATGCTCGTTCACATTATTGCCGATAATGAAGCGACTGCTAAAACTCAACTTGATGATAAAGGTGGGATCGTCACAAAGCGTGATGTAAAATTACTAAACACATCAACTCTCTACGGAGAAGAAAAGGAATAATAATGGCTCATTATGCGAAAGTAGAAGATGGGGTCGTGACACAAGTTATTGTTGCCGACTCTAAAGAATGGTGTCAGGCGAATCTAGGTGGCGAGTGGATTCAGACTTCATACAACACATCAGGCGGAGTAAATACCCGTGATGGTGGAACCGCTCTACACAAGAATTATGCAGGAATTGGTTATGAGTGGGACGGCACAGGATTCTTTGCTCCTCAGCCATATCCATCTTGGACAAAAGATGAGGCAACTTATCTATGGAACGCCCCAACTCCTATGCCAGTTGAAGAAGGCAAAATGTTTACATGGGACGAAGATACCCTCGCTTGGGTAGAACAAGAATAACTAAGGAGTAAATCATGGCAGGTACAACAACTAAGGGGTTTAGATACCCAACGGCTTCTGATGCGCCAGCGATCCATACTGCGTTTCTTAATTTAGCGACAGATGTTGATACTTTCCTTGATACTCCACAAGTTACGACAAGCGTTATATTTGAGGGCGCAACTGCAAATGCCTTTGAAACTACTCTTACCGTCACAGATCCAACCCAAGACAATGTAATCACTTTGCCGAACTCAACAGGAACAGTTGCTCTTACCTCAGACATATTGCCTTCTGCTGTTAATGAGAATCACGCAAGAGTGACTTCCTTAATGCTCGGTGGGATGTAATGGCGTTTACCTATGTTGATCCCACATCAGGAAATCGAGACGCGATAAGATTTTTGATTCAGGATACTGATTCAACCGACCCTCATTTTCAAGACGCGGAAATCACTTACTTGTTTTCAACTTGGGGCAATATCTATGATGCCTCTATCGCTGCGGCAGAAATCATTTCAGGACAGTATGCTAAAAAAACGAACTACAGTAGAAGTATTGGGGATCTCTCCATCTCCGAATCTTATGGGGCTTCTGCTGCTGAGTTTCGTGCGCTCGCCGATAGATTGCGTAGTCAAAGAGATCGCTTATATGTTCCAATCGCCACGATCAATGCTCAATCAATCATCCCAACAGGCGAAAAAATAGTTGCCTCTTACAAGTCGGACTTCTATACAGGATTGATGGACAACACGATCTAAGGAGGGTCTATGACTTACATAAAAGGTCAGCCCGATCACTGGGACGACGATATGACCGACACGATCACGGTTCACGCTGCAACAACTTTGGACAATTATGGCAAGTTGTCAACATCAGCCAATTCAACGACCCTCTCCGCTCGAATCGTTGCAGATAAATCTCGAACACGCGACAACGAAGGTGTTCAGGTCGTCGAAGGTGGGACTTTGTTCATCATGTCCGACGCTGCTATCGCGGTTGGTAGTCGTTTGATATTGCCTGGAGGTTTCGAACCGATCGTGTTGAGTGTTGACAAGATTACCTATCCAACATCATCAGGTTCGTCAGCCGTTCATCACACAGTTGTTAAGTTTGGTCGAGGATAATGGCAAAGCCGATAGAAATCGAGAACATTGACAAGTTAATCAATTTGCTACAAAAGGGCGGTGCGGGAGCGCGTCAAGCCTTGCGTCAAACTTTGTATTCCGAGGCTCAAATTGCTTTCGCCGAATCACAAGCAGAAGTTCCTGTTGATAAAGGAAATCTTCGCAATTCAGGTCAAGCCTATGGAGTTCAAGTTAATTCATTCGGAGACACCCTTGAAATCACTCTCGGGTACGGTGGTGTAGCAGCCTCCTATGCTTTAATCGTCCATGAAGATATGAACGCAAGGCACAATGGTGCAACTAAAGCAAAGTATCTCGAAGATCCGATCAAAAGACGCGCTAATGGTTTGGCGGGTCGCTTGTTATCAGGTGTTGAGAACGCGTTGAGGAGGTTGACATAATGCCAACTACCGCAACCGTTTTAGAAGCCGTTGGATCTTACATAGATTCCAATAATGCAACCTTGACCATCGGGACTAACTTGTTCTTAGCCAAGATGCCCGATACTCCAGATCTTTGTGTAACAGTTTATGAATATCAAGGTTTTTCTCCTATGGAAACTTTTGGCGCGACAGGATTTGAGATCGATAAACCATCTATTCAAGTAGTTGTTCGCGGAGCAAGAGATGATTATCCAACAGCGAGAAACCTTGCTCAAGACCTTCGGATTCTCCTTGCTGCTTTAACAGATA